TAGACAAGCTAACAAAGGTTAATGTATAATTATGAGCGTGAGGAAACTCACGCTCTTTCTTTAGGAGGTAAAAATGGTAAGACCGTTTGACGTAAGTAAATTTAGAACCAGTCTAACAAAAAACATTCAAGGCATTAGTGTAGGTTTTGAATCTGACCCAAACACTTGGGTATCAACTGGTAATTATACACTAAATTATCTAATCAGTGGAAACTTTCAAAGAGGTATTCCTTTAGGTAGAGTAACCATGTTAGCAGGTGAATCAGGTTCTGGTAAGAGTTTGATCGCATCTGGTAATCTTATTAAAAATGCACAAGAGCAAGGTATTTTTTGTGTGGCATTAGATTCTGAAAATGCATTACACGAAGATTGGTTACAAGCACTAGGTGTAGACACGAACCCAGATAAACTGCTTAGAATTAATGTTGCTATGGTAGATGATGTTGCTAAAATTATCAGTGATTTTATCACAAACTACAGCAAAGAATATGATAGTAAAGATGAGTCTGAAAGACCAAAGATTCTTTTTATTATTGACAGTTTAGGTATGTTGCTAACACCAACTGATAGAGATCAGTTTGAAAAAGGTGACATGAAAGGTGACTTAGGAAGAAAAGCCAAATCGCTGACTGCATTGATTAGAAACACAGTAAACCTTATTGGAAATTACAATATTGGTTTAGTAGCAACTAACCATACATATGCTTCGCAAGATATGTTTGATCCAGATGATAAAATATCAGGTGGACAAGGATTTGTGTATGCAAGTTCAGTTGTGGTTGCTATGAAAAAACTCAAACTAAAAGAAGATGAAGATGGTAATAAAATTTCTGATGTTACAGGTATTAGATCAGCTATCAAGGTTATGAAAACTAGATTCAATAAACCGTTTGAATCTGTTCAAGTCAAAATACCTTATGAATCAGGAATGGATCCATATTCAGGATTAGTTGAGCTTTTTGAGAAAAAAGGTTTGTTGGTCAAAGAAGGCAACAGATTAAAATATGTTGACCTTGAAGGCAAAGAACACAAATACTACAGAAAGCAATGGACTGGTGAAAATCTTGATTTAATCATGTCAGAATTTAATCAACAGGTAAAACTAAATAACACCGAAGGAGCAACAGTTGAACATGAAGACACAAATGGAGGCGGAGATGCTTCTTGAAGCATGGCAAAAACTGATAGAATATGTGCCAGCTAAAGACAAAGTTGACGCCGCAAGATCATATGTAGCTTTAATCGACGATTACAATCTTGACGAAGCATCGTTACAAGAACTCAAAGATAATGACACATATCTTGAAGCCGCAATTCAAGACTATTATGATGAGTTAGAAGACGAAGAAGATCAAGATTGGGACAGTCAAGAGGACTGGTAATGCCACAGGGATGGTATAATCAAGTTTCAGCAGACCTTGGCAAAATTGTTGATTGTATTGATTTTTACGAAACACAACTAGAAGAAGCACGAGTTGAATGTGGGCTTTCTGGTAACATTGAAAAAAATGCTACCAGAATACCCGGCATTGTTGAGCATCGTTTTAATCAATTACAAGAAATTGAAGCAATACTAGAATTTCTCAACATACAATTAAGAAAAATACGCAGTAAACACTATAAAAAATATTTAGAAAGTTATCAACGAGCATTGACCAGTCGTGATGTTGAAAAATACATAGACGGCGAAGACGAAGTTGTTGACATGACAAATATTTTAAATGAGTTTGCACTTTTAAGGAACAAATATTTGGGTCTCATGAAAGCTATTGATTCTAAACAGTTTCAGATTAATAACATTGTCAAATTGCGAGTAGCAGGGCTTGATGATGCTGAACTGTTTGCAAAAAAATAACTTTTGTGTTAATATTACATTATGCAAAAAGCAATCTTACACATTAGAGATGAAGTAAATGTCAAGTTTGAAGGACTTGATGTTGCTACAAGGCGAAAAATTTCTGACAAATTAAAATATTTTGTACCTTATGCTTATCATCTCCCAGCATATAAATTAGGAAGATGGGATGGTTTTATTAGATTCTGTGATATAGGTGCAAGAACATATCTTAACCTTATTGAAAAAATACTGCCTGTTGTTGAACAACAAGGATATGAAATCGAAATTAAAGATGATAGAAACGACTGGAACTTTGAGTTTAACAAAGTCGATGCCATGTACTTAGCTAATATGACTTGGCCAAAAGGTCATCAACTTGATGGTGAGCCAATTGTACTTAGAGACTATCAAGTTGATGTGATTAACAATTTTATTGCCAATCCTCAAAGTCTACAAGAAGTAGCAACCGGTGCCGGTAAAACAATTATTACAGCATCGTTGAGTAAACTCTGTGAAAAATATGGCAGAACAATAGTTATTGTGCCAAACAAAAGTTTGGTTTCACAAACAGAAGAAGATTATAAAAATATAGGTTTAGATGTAGGTGTGTATTTTGGAGAAAGAAAAGAATTAAATCATCAACACACAATTTGTACTTGGCAAAGTCTTAACGTACTACACAAAAAAACAAAGAAACAAGAATCTGACTTTCCTATTGATGAATTTTTAGATGGTGTAGTGTGTGTAATGGTTGATGAAGTACACATGGCAAAAGCAGATGTATTAAAACAACTGTTAACAGGACCTTTTGCAAATGTACCAATTAGATGGGGATTAACAGGTACAGTACCCAAAGAAGAATATGAAAAAGCCAGTTTGGTAGCAAGTTTAGGCTCTGTTATAAGTTCTCTCAGTGCCAGTGAATTGCAAGACAAAGGTGTTCTAGCACAATGTCATGTTAATGTTATTCAAACACAAGATATCCAGTCTTTTAGAAGTTATCAAGAAGAATTAACTTATTTGACAACAAACAATTATAGATTAGAATTTTTAAGTAACTTAGTTGAAGAAATAAGATCTGGCGGTAATACTTTGATATTGGTTGATAGAATCAAAACTGGAGAATTGTTAAAAGACCTAATACCAGGCAGTGTGTTTATTCAAGGTAAAACCAAAATGGAAGAAAGACAAGAAGAATATGATGAAGTTGCTACTGAACAATACAAAGTACTAATAGCAACATATGGTGTTGCCGCGGTTGGTATTAATATACCGAGAATATTTAATTTGGTTCTTATGGAACCTGGAAAAAGTTTTGTCAGAGTTATCCAAAGTATTGGAAGAGGCATTAGAAAAGCCAAAGACAAAGATCATGTACAAATTTGGGATATAACTTCTAGTTGTAAATTTTCAAAAAGACACTTAACAACCAGAAAAAAGTTTTACAAAGAAGCAAATTATCCGTATACTGTAAACAAGGTGAATTTATGAGAATATTAACAACAACAAACGAATCATACAATTTAGATTGTGTGCCAGAAACAGTAGACGATTTACAATACTGTGTATTAGACACTACAAATAAAAACAACATTGACTTCTTTTTTATTCCATTAATTTTTATGGAAACATTTTCTGCTCCTAGCATGATTATGGAAATTGGACCTTATAATGTGCAAATGCCAATTGATTGGAGTATACTAGTTGTTGAAAAAGAATTAGGACAGTGTGAAATGGTTCCATTAACCAGTTTAAATGATAGAGGTTTTGAAGCACTTGTAATTAATCCATTAACTGTTAAAATGGTAGAATCATATGAAATTAAAATTGTAAATGTATTTCAAGAAGTGAAATGGTATTTTCCAAAACTCAAACACGGGCATATAATGAGTGTTCCAGCAAAAGAAGGAAAAAACTCTCCTTGTATGTTTTTTGCTAAAGATATTAACCAAATACCCGATGTGCTTGATGTTGGAAGTTTTTTATGAGCAAACCAAATATAAACTTAAATCAACTTTTATATAATTTAGATATTGGCAAACATGATTGGTATGAAAATCTTGACAGTGAAACTAAAAAAAGTTTTTCACCTTATGTGACAATGCGTTTTGCATCAAATGTAAAAGCAAATAAAATATTACAAGAATCACATATTGAAAATGTTAATGAATTCTGTAATAAACACTTTTCATTGACACAAAAACATGGTGATGATAGTTTGCTTTTTTGGAAGTTATTGTGTTTGTGTGGCACAGGAAAAAAACAGTTTCATCCATGGCTTAAAGCACCCAAAGGCAAAGGTAAAAAAACCAAGTTGTTTGACTTTGTACAGAGTTGCTATCCAACATACAAAGATGATGAAATTGAATTACTATTAAAAGTATTAGACAACAAAGAATTAAGACAATTAGCAAAGTCATCTGGATTAGATGACAAAGAAATCAAAGCGTTGATAAAATGACATATGAATGTAAGTTTTGCAAAAAAAGTTTTGGTAGTGAAAGAACATTAATTACACATCTTTGTGAACCAAAACGCAGATGGAACAACAGAAATGAAAAAAATGTACAGTTGGCATTTCGTTGTTTTCAACACTTTTGGCGTATCACAAGCACTAATATGAAAAGTGAAAAAACTTACGATGATTTTATGACAAGCAAATACTACTTGGCATTCGTAAAATTTGCAAACTATGTGATGGGAGTATACATAGCCAGTGTAGAAGACTATATTGAATGGTTGTTAAAACAACGAATAAGAATTGACAAATGGTCAAGTGATACAGTGTATGAACAGTATATCAAAGAATTTAATGTTCGAGAAAGTGTTGATCGTGCTGTTGAAAGAACTATTTTGTCAATTAAACAATGGTCTGAAGAAAACCAAAAAGATTGGACAGCATTTTTCAAAGAAGTAAGTGTTCCAAGAGCAGTACATATGATCAGGTCTGGTAAAATATCTCCATGGGTGTTATATAACAGCAAAGGTGGATTAAAACTGTTAGAAAGTTTAAATGATGAACAGATGATCATGATTGAAGAATATGTGTCACCACCAGCATGGAGTGAAAGATTTCAAACAAGTCCAGAGGATGTTGAATTTGTTTTAAACTTAACCAAGAAAGCAGGATTATAATGAGTATGAACACAATTGACAGTTTGTTAAAAGTAGTAGCAACGTCAATGACACTCAGTAAAACCAAAAACAAAGAACTTAAAAAACAATGGTTACAATTAGAAATGATGACACAATTGGTTGAAAAAGAATTATTTAAAATGAATTTAGACACAATTGAAGGTGTGTTGCAAGATTTAGACAACACCAAAGCTAGATTAAACATGCTAGAACAATATTTTGGTGCATTTAAAAACAGATTAGAAAGTCATATTGATATAAACGAAAAAAATATGAAAGCAGTTAAAAAAAGATTAGGTTTAAAAAACAATGATTAATATTGCAAAAACAGATATTGATATAGATACTAAAGATCGTACAACATTGTTAAATCTAATTAAACATATTCCTGCAAGTATTATAAAAAACAATGAAACTAAAAAACATAATACCGGAGTATATGTCACAGATATACCGGTTAATCCATTTACAAAAACTAGCAGTATTGATTATCAAGAAGCCGAAGAGCGTGGATATTTTAAACTAGATATTCTTAATGTTAGTGTATACGAAGAAGTAAAAAATGAAAAACATCTTGTTGAATTGGTTTCTAAAGATCCTGATTGGGGCTTATTAGAACTTGAACCAGTTGTTGAAAACTTATTTCATATACACGATCATTTTGATATTGTAAGTCAACTAAAACCAAAATCAATTATTGAATTAGCAGAAGTTTTAGCAATTATTAGACCTGCTAAACGACATCTTTTAACAGCAGATATTAATACTAGAAAATCTCAAGTGTGGCAAAAACCAACAGATGGTGGCTACTATTTTAAGAAAAGTCATGCAGTTGGATATGCTATGGCTATTGTTTTACAATTAAATTTGCTAAGTGAACAAGCACAAAAAAACTAAGTTGTTTTTTTAATCAAACTAATATTTCTTCTAATAATTCGTTTTTTAAGAACATTATTCAAACTGGTAGTAGGTCCAAACACAATTTCAACATCTTTGGTGGTAAATGTTCTTAAGCAGTCTTTGAATTTAATTAGTTCTCTGTTTAAAAATATGTTTATAGGTATAGTTCTATTAGATTCCCACCACCATATATCACCTAAATCTAAAAATTCTTGTCGTAAATCAGCAGTTTTAATAAAATCGTACACATATATAGATGTTACATGTTGATCTTGATTCTGTAAAATACCCACATATTCGTCGTTAGAGTATTTGATACAGCTTAGAAACGGAAATTTGGTTTGTAAATCGGCGTAATCCATAAATATTAGTATGTCAAGTTCCAATACATTGTATGTTTATAGTAATACTTATGACCTTTCGATCTCAACGAAGTTAAATAACAGTATGCCATTATACGATAAAAATATTTTACTATACAAAGGTCTAGATAGCAAGACTAATTTTAAATTAGTCAACGACAACAATATACCTTACGATTTGTCAAATGTCACTGTGTATTTTAATATCACAGATATTGAAAACAATGAAACAGTTATTGCCAAAACAATGACAGTGTCAGATGCAGTAAGAGGAGAAGCATACGTAGAAATTACAGCACAAGAACTTTATAATATTGGTGAAGGTTATTATAATTTTACTGCTTATATACAAGATGCTAATCAGGTCCAGTCACCGGCGTATACTGACAGAGCCGGAGACATACAAGGTGTAGTTGAAATAAAATACAGTGGCCTACCAAAGTCTAGAGATACCAAAATAGCAGACACTTTTTTACCTAATTCAGGAAATACATATCAAATCAGTAATGTGCTATCAGGATCAAGTGAAAGAAATTTAACTGCTAGAAATCACACAGTGGCTATATACACAACTAATTTTACCGGTAATGTGCAATTAGAAGGTAATTTAGATGACACAGCAAGTACTGATGATAATGATTGGTTTCCAATTGCAATCAAAGGTCAAGGAACTAATGAATTAGTTTTTACTAGTGAAACCGGAGTAAATCCTTTCTTTTTTACTACAGCATGTCGTTGGATTAGAGTCAAATATTCAAGTAGTTCATCTGGAACATTTGACAAAATGCTTTTAAGAAACTAAAATCTTAGAATGTTCATTCAAAAGAACAAAAAAGAAGATCATTTAGACAAAAGAGTTTTTTCAATAATTGGAGAAGATACTTCTGAGTGTTTAAGTAGATTGTGTTTTATAGAATATGATAATTCACAAAATTTCAATGACAAGATTAAAAGACTGTGTGATATTGAAAAAGTAAGACAAATTTTAACTGGAAAAATTGTACCAATGGGGCTAGTAACAGTTGCTGAAAGTTATGTGGATAGAGGCTCAGTACCAAAAAAACAATTGACCGAATTCTTAAGAAAAATAGTTTTAAAAAATTTAACTGCTGTTTATCCAGCATCACACATTGATTTTGATGTATATAAAAAATCTGTACAAAGTTCCACAGTATGGATGGAAGATATACAACCACCAGAGGCTGATTACGCTAGTTTGTTAACAGCAATACTAGTTGCCAAAGAAAAAAACGAACTAGACACTGTCAAAATAGATAGCAATATTCTTAACAATCAGGGTTTTTCTGATTTTGCTAAAGAACATATTAATCTCACTTTTTCCAATGATGCTGATATTGTTGTTACTGATAAGTTTTTTGATTTAAAGTATGTTCAACTTTTATCAAGAACTAGATGTAAAACATTAATTTGTTTTGATGAAGTGGGTTATTTGCCCAACTCTATTCCGTTACAGTATTTAGAAAAATCAAAAATACATGTGATTCCGCCAAGTGTTACAAAACTTGGAAATTTTTTAGTTGCCGAAGGAATTTATAATAATAATAGAAACATAGAAGAAAGTTTCTATCTAACTCAAATTCTTACTAAAAATCTTAATAGTGCTCTTTGGGATTTTGCATTAAACAGCCGAGAAAACTTTCATGCAGTGGTTGAAGAAATATATGATGCAACTATTAATGATAATTTTAAAAATAGGTTTAAGTTGAAAACACAAGGTGTTGGCGCTATGAGCTATCGAGTGAAATTCTAATTGACTTTTGGCAGTTAACACACTATAATATGTGTTATGAACTTGCAATCCGTTATTGTAACTGCTATTTCTGGAAAGATGAAAAAAACTCCTTCTGGCTGGCACACTGTGAATTGTCCAATGTGTACCACTAGAGGACATGCTAGAAATGATACCAGAAATCGTGGAGGATTCAAGTTCAGTGACGTAGCCAGTTATCATTGTTTTAATTGTGGTTATAAAGCATCATTTACTCCTGGTAGATTACTAGGAAAGCGAATGCAAGATCTTTTGATTGGCATAGGGGTTCCAGAACAAAGAGTAAAAGAACTCCAATTTGAAGCTATGAAAAACAAAGATCAAGAGCAAGATATTATAAAATCATATACATCTGTTACAGATTTTAATCAAGTGAATTTACCAAAAGGATCTCAGTTGCTAGATAGAATTGTAAATGATCATAATCCTCCTGCTGATGCTGTTTATGTTTACAAGTATCTTATGGATCGTGAATTAGATTTCTACAATAAATTTTATTGGTCACCGGATCCTTATATGAAAATTAATCGTAGAGCAATTGTACCTTTTTATGCAGAAGGAAAAATTGTAGGATATACTGCTAGATTAATTGAAACGTTAGAAAACATACCAAAATATTATAGTAGTGTCCAGCCAGGTTATTTGTATAATATTGATAACTTGTATAAAGATAGAAAATATGTTATAATTACTGAAGGAGTACTAGATGCATTAAGCATTGATGCAGTAAGTTCATTAGGAAATAAGTTAACACAAGGACAAATTGATTTAATTAATGCAGTTAATAAAACTGTAATAGTTTGCCCAGACAGAGATAAATCTGGAAGTAATCTAATTGATGTTGCTTTGGAAAATAATTGGATGGTAAGTTTTCCTGAGTGGGAAACACACATCAAAGACTGTGCTGATGCTGTTAGACATTATGGTAGAATATACACATTAAAGTCAGTGATAGACAGTGCAATAAGCAACAAAGCAAAGATAGAAATATATAAGAAAATAGGAGTGCAAGATGCTAGATAGCAAGAAAAAACAACAACAACAAGTACCAAATAAACCGCCAGTTCAACCTGGCCAATTAATGTATGAAAACGGTTTAATTTATTTCAGTGATCATTTTGATAGTACAACAACCAAACCAGTAATCAATACTATTATTGAAAAAAATCTACTACCTCAAGCAGAAAGACCAAAGGAAATTACGCTAGTAATTAACTCTCCGGGTGGACAAGTTCATTCTGCATTTGCATTAATTGACACAATGAAAGGGTCAGCAATACCTATTAAAACAATTGGACTTGGCATGATTGCATCATGTGGTATCTTAACTTTTATGGCAGGTACTAAAGGAAGACGATTCATTACTCCTAATACTTCTATCTTGTCACATCAATACAGTTGGGGCAGTGCAGGTAAAGAACACGAATTATTTGCTAGAGTTAGAGAATTTGAATTAAGCACAGCAAGAATGATTGATCATTATAAAAAATGTACTGGTTTAAGTGAAAAGAAAATTAGAGAAATATTGCTTCCTGCTGAAGATGTTTGGTTAAGTGCCAAAGAAGCAGTCAAGTATGGTATTGCAGATAAAATTATAACAACATACTAAGGAGAAAGTATTGACAGTTAAACTTGTAAGTTATAGCATGGCATCAAAAGAAATGTTTAATGCAGATAGCAGTCTACGTGATTTGCAAGGACTTGTTTCTTACTGTGCAAGAGTTAGTAATCCTAGTAATCAAATGAATTCTGAAACAAGTGAACGTTTGATAAAATATCTAATTGAACATAAACATTGGAGTCCTTTAGAAATGGTCAATGTTTGTTTAGAAATAAACACTACTAGAGATATTGCACACCAAATTGTTCGACACCGGTCTTTTAGTTTTCAAGAATTCAGTCAAAGATATGCTGAACCAAAAGAAATAGGAGATCAGTTTGTTATTAGAGAAGCAAGATTGCAAGACACAAAGAATAGACAGAACTCTGTTGAAACAACTGATCACGAGCTGATCTCAGAATGGAAAACCCTACAAGAAGATATAATTTCTCACGCACAGCGAGTATATGAATGGGCAATCAAAAATGGCATAGCCAAAGAACAGGCTCGAGTAGTATTGCCTGAAGGATTAACTAAAACAAGATTATATATGAATGGCACATTAAGAAGTTGGGTACATTATATTGAGTTGCGTGGAGCAAATGGAACTCAAAAAGAGCATATGGATATTGCTCATGCTTGTGCTAAAGTTATAACAGAAATTTTCCCACTTGCAAAAAACATAACAGTATAATATAGTAGTAGTATGGCAACAGTTTACACAGACGATTTACAAAAATTATTTTTAGAATTTATGATTACAGACAGCGAATTGTTTGTAAGATGTAGAAATATTATAGA